CTAAAGACATAAGACGCTCGATAACTGCCGCGAAGCCCTCTTTAGAGTCTGTCATGGTTGTTTAACGAAAGAGTCAGACTTCTTCTGGGAACCAAAGGAACTACCAAGCCAAAAGCCCATTGTTCCTGACACGACGTTACTGATTAGGCCAACAACCAACATCTTAACGTTGTCGTCCCAGCCGATGGTGCTGGGTATTACCCCAATAACTGAGGCGATTACCGCATAAACTGGCACCATAAGCACCATTGTAATAACGAAGGCTGGGTTGCCCCACAAGGGTACTCCGGCCTTTGTCATTTCTACGTTAGCTTCACGGGCTGCTTCGATACCACCACCCACTTCCACAATGCCAAACCAGTTGTCCTGAATGGACTTCTCAACAATATTGGCAGCTTGAGGGTCTTCTTTGAGCTTTGTGATTAAGTCCTGCTCATTGGTGGCCCCGATAGCGTCTTTGGCGATGTTCACCACAGCCTCTGCAGCCTTCAGGTTCCGTTCACTGACTTCAGAGCCAGGGAATAATTCCCGTACTTTAGGCATGAAAGCAGCAATGGCCTGCAGAGCCAAGCCAATAATAGGTAGCGGTACCATCTTTGTTTCCTTTGGTTGTGTGGTAACTACTGGAGTTACTTCTGAGTAGGAGCCTCCGTACTCTTCGTAGGTCTTCCTAGCCCTTGCGAGGGTGATCGTAGGCTGACCATAAGGGCTCCCAGGAAGGCTAGCCCACTCCCGATTGCACTTTCGTATAGCCTCATCGAACCTTCCAGCCAGTACATCATCTAAGGCCCCTCTTCCTTTGATTAAGGCTACAGCAGCGAAGTCCTGTGTAGCGGGGGAGAAGTCAGGGAGGTTGTATTGGGCATCCAAACCATTCCAAGTCTTCTCCAAGAACTGATAAGCACCAGCAGCAGTGCTTGTGATGCCCGCTGCAGTGTTCTTAATCCTTGGATGGTCTTGGAAGCTGGCAAAGGTGCCACCACCGTACATAGTCCGGTAGGCTACATCATCCTGTGACGACTCCCCAGCCCTAAGTACCCGCAGGAATGCTTGTACGTTAGGGCTTTTTAGTGCTTCGTTGATATCACTCATTCTGTGGGTTTACCTCATTAAGAACCCCATCCTGCAGCCCTAAGAATGCACCGCGAGCAGCCTGCTTACCTGTGTTCTGTGCTTCACCGACACCGTACTTACGTGCCCAAGCTAACAGTTTATTCGGATCTACCTTGTCACCGGCTGCGTTAGGCTTGATAGCCTTTGCATACTCTGCCAATGCCTGTGGATCAAGAATCAACTGCTTCATGGACTGCTCATAAGCATCTTCTGCACGACCGGTCATGGCTTTAGAGCCTAACTCAACCAGGGCTTGCCACTTCGAGATGATAGGGTTACGGAACTTTGAAAAGACCTGAGTCAAGGGGACGTTGATGGCCTCATCTAGACGATCCTTGCTGATAGCATTCTTGAAGTCAAATCCAACATCTGCAGGATTCTTAGCAAGACGTTGCGACAAAGAAGCTAGGTTCTTGATGTAGCCTTCGTAGTCAGGCCCAAAGACTCTGGAGTACATCTGTGCCTTACTCTTATTCTTTAGAAGATCAACCAGAGGTTCCGGGGAACTCATGATATCATCGAGAGCTAATGAACGAAGTGCTAACAAGGCATCATTGTTCTTACCGTAGGTCTTCAGGAACTCCCCCACAAACTTAGGATCTTCAGCCATCCGATCTTTGATCTGTTTGGGTGTCATCTTCGAAGCATCAAGCACCCTTGCAGTCTGCATGCGACCATAGATACCGTTCACAGAGTCTTTCTTCTCCATGATCTTAGCCACAGCAATGCTAGGATTCTTGACTAACTCTTTCAGACTATTCCCATCCACATCAGACAGGCTATTTAGTGCTCCTTGATTCTTCGGGTTCTCCAGCCACTTCATAAGTGCTTTAGGCTGCAGAGTTCCTTTGGAGTCAAAGATCTCTCGGCTAATGTCTTTTAGGGTGAAGTCAAAAGCGTACTGAGTGTCGGCCTGTTTACGTAGCTGCACAGTCTCAGGATTAAAATCAGCTTCAATGCCCTCATCCACAACCTTACGCAGTTTTGTCAACTCAGCCCGCTGTGCCCAGTAGTCCCCGGCAGCAGGGTTTAAGCGACGATACTCCAGAGAGATTGCTTCCTTAAGGTCAAACACCTTCCCATAGTCAAGGGGTTTAATCTCACGCTTCGCAGCCGCAGGCGGTGCGCCACTATCAGAGAACACCTTGGGTACGTCATCTACAAGTTGGAGTTTATTCTTAGCCACTTCCCACAGTTGAGGGAAACGACTAAACGGATTCTCAGCCTTCTCCGTCTTCAGGACATCAACAATCTTCTGCACGCTGCCTGGAGTCAGGGCATCCTGATTAGCCTCTGCAGCATCGATAGCGCCTTTGTAGAGAGGCTGTGAACGAGGGCTGATGTTTGTAGGGCTATCAACAGTATCCATCCGCATCTTCAGTTGCTCAGCCTGAGACTTGGAGTTATAGAACGGAGCAATGGGCTTTCCCGCCTCATAGGCTCTGTTGTCCAGCTTAGTGTTAATACGCTCAAGCTGCTGTGCTTTAGGATCTTTAAGCTGATTCTGAAGCTTCTCAGCAGCCTGTGTAGGGTCACCAAAGACCTTACCCTGTGTTGTGGAAATAGCATCAAGAGCTTCATCGTACTGCCGAGCATACAGACCCGCAAAGGTAGGATCACGCCTAGCTAAGGTGGAGATAGCAGCCTTGATAACTGGGTTGTTACCAATGACATGGATAGGCAGAGTCTTACCCACAAGCTTTGCTTCTTGCTGAAGCTTGGCAATCTTTTGGATCAGTGTAGGATCAGCCTTCATAGCATCTAAGATGGTGTTCTTAACATGCTCTTCAGCTTGACTAAGGAGTTTGTTATTAGCCCCCTCAATAAGTCCCTTACCGCCCCTAGCTAGTTCGATACCAGACCCTAAAGCACGGCCAGCACGACCAACACCAGACGAAGCCACACCACCGATACCACCGCCAACGACAGCAGCACCAAGCGTACCCACAGGACCAGCATCAAACTTCTCTGCAACACTTACGCCAGCTTCCCCAAACATCCCAGGTAGGATTGCAGACAAGCCCTTACGGACAAGTCCACCACCACCAATGTAGGATGTAGGGTCTGCAATGGCACCAGCACCAGCACCGAGAATACGTGTCGAGAGTGAATCAGGAGCACGGCCCTGAACACCAAAGAACTCATCCACAGGCTTACGGTCTTCTTGACTGACCTTCACAGCCTGCTCAAACGTCTTCTTAGGCTCTGAGATAAGACCAGAAGGGGAACCTAGCAGGTTGCCAACAAGGTCAATGGTCTGTACAGCATCTCCTGGCCCTTGACGGATCTTATCTTTCATGTACTCTGCCGGACCAGCCTTTGCCCTCGAAGCCACATCAGCAATTACTGGTGCGGCTTTAGAGTTGGCAATAAGATCATCCATTGCAGCAGCAATACCGGCTACCCGCATAGGGCTTTTCTTATCCCCCTTCGCAAGTTCCTCTTCTAAAGCTTTCTCCAGTAACTGAAGGTCTGTCATTTAACTCCTCGTTTCTTCCGCTCTTCCTCAAGGATTGCTTGAGTAGAAGCCTTTAGGCCATTCTTCCCAGGCTCAGGCGTCTCTACTTCATTCCTAAAGAACTCATCAGGATTGTATTGAGCACGTTCAGCGGCCTTACGGGGAAGGGCTTGAATGTTGTTATGCTCCTTAACCATCTCGCGTTCCATAAGCTTAAGCAGCGCAGCACGCTCAGCTTGGGTGAACTTCGTGGGCCTACCATCAACAAGACGGGATAGTTTATCTGCAACTCGTGTAGCAAAGTCACCTGCGCCAAGTGTACGGTTGATATCCTGATTACTCAGCACCCCACCCGGCTGGATAGCCTTTGCAATCAACACATCAGCAGCATTCTGCGACGTTGCATCATCTTTAGAGTTCACTGACATTGCCGACCGAATAGCAGAAAGCTGTTCCCTAACTTTCTTAACATCATCTAGACCTTTGCTGATGATGTTGTGTTCTCCAGTAAACTCTTTAAGCCCTGTGTTTACATTGGTTGTGTTCCGAATGTTTGCTTCATTGCCAGCAACGGCTTTCTCAGCACCTGTTACGGTGTTCTTCTGAACCCGAACAACTTTACCGTTGACGTTGATATCATAAGGATCAGACCACTTCTCTGTAGCCTTATCAGCTTTATTCTTAACTTCTTTCAAGGCTAAGTTGATATCACCAGTCTCGTTGAAAACGCTGAACACCTTAGCCAGTGACTCTTGATCGATGTTGGCTGTAGAGTACCCGTCTTTCAACGTAGCCACTAACTGAGCAAATCCAGGCTTGTCTTTAGCCTTCTCAATCTCTTTCTGAAGCTGTGCCTGCTTAATAGCCAGTTCGCCAGACTTGATCTGAAGCTGCATATCTCGATCTTTAGTCTTGAATGCACGCTCGTCAGCCTTGTCTTTGTACTCCAGAGCCTTCATAGCAGCCTGTTCAGCCTGCTTAGTCAGTCCTTTAGCACCAAAGATACCGGCCATCTTCTTGTAATACTCTTCAGGATCATTAAGACTAGCGCCAGACTGACGAAGCTCCTGCACAGCTTCCTGCACAGCCTTTGCTTCAGCTACCCGAGGATCTTCACGACCAAGCAGACCGTTAATACCCTTCCCCATAGCCAACCCAGCCCGGGCAGACAGGCTACCCAGGTCTAGGCTACTGTTCTGTTGAAGGAACTGTTGGTCTAGTTGATCTTGAACTGCTAAGGGACTAGGCCCAAACATGGATTCTTGTTGCATAGTTGTCCTTAGAAGTATTGACCAAGGTCTTCAAAGATGCTGTTGGTTGGAGTGGCTGTAGAGTCTAAGAACTGTCCTTGATCCCCGTAACTCGTAATCACCTGTTGGATCTGAGTATCAGACATCCCTTGACCCTTAAGGTAAGTGGCAATCTGGCTAACATAGTCTGTGGCGTTGCCTGTCTGCCGTGGAGGAGCTTGACCACTACCCCTAGCAATTGATGACAATAACGAAAACAGAGCATTGGTAGCTGCCAAGTTACCTTGATAGCGTTGGCCGATCTTATTGGCGTAGTACGGTGTAGAAGCACGAAGCCCTTCAGAACTTAGGTTCAGGTTCTGGTTAATACCGTTACCCTTCTGAGCCAAGCCATAATCAACACCACGACTAAACAAACCAGTCACAGCATCAGCACCACGCATCCGAGTGTCATAGCTACGATCCAGGCCAGCCTTCTCAATGCCTGTGCCAAGCTGCGTACCCGCCATAGTGTTCTGAAAGGTTGTGTTGCCAATCTGAGCACCTGTGGACAGCTGTTGCAATCCTTGGTTAGCAATGTTCAGGGGCACAGCAGCAGCACCGGCACCTTGGCTAAGTAGCCCACCACGTTGGGCAAGTGCTTGGTCAGCGGCGGTAGCTTGGGCTTTCAGGTTACGATCTTGCTGGGCTTTGTAGTAAGCCACCATTGCAGGGTTAGAACCCACACCGCCAAGCTCATTAGCCTGATTCAGGCTCTGAATACCTGTACGTCCCCGGGCCTGCTCTGTAGCCTGGATTCGAGCTAACGACTCAGCATCACCGGGAGCAAAGATACTTTGCATTTGGTCATAGCGCTGTTTCGTCAGGTTATTAACATCAATGGCATTACCAGCAGCAAAGGACGACTGAGCAGCCTGTGTAGCGCTGTCCGAGATTCCCTGAGCACCAGCAGTAGGAGTGAAAGCACCTTTGTCGTTAGTCGTACCAACATTGGTAGTGATGTTGTACGGTGTGAACTTACCAACCTGTTCAGTGGCTTTGTTGGCTAAGTTGGTGTACTGTCGTTCAGTCTGAGTTGCTAGATTGTTGTAAGTGTCTCCAACCTTGGTACCTAGTTGTTCGTAGGCTGCTCTGCCTTCGTTGCCTAGTCCGGTAAACATCCCTTGAGCCTTATCACCAAGGAATTGATACTGACCTTTAAGACTATCAGCCAAGCCACCATAAGCATCAGCAGCAGTGTTGCTTGCGTTCTTAAGACCTGTTAAGGCTGCTGCTCCAGCACCAATGTTGAGCAGGTTGTTAAGCATTCCACCACCACCTGTGACGGCAGAGGCTACTTGATCTACAATGCCACTCAGTCCTGGAATAGCCTTTAAAGCCTGGAGAACACCCGGACCAGCAGCCTTAATCAGGTTGGTAATTGCAGGGGCTAGTTGAGCCACCGGAGTACCGGCAGCAGCCGCTGCAGCAATATCACTGACAGTAGCACCGGCACCTAATGTGTAGGAACCAGCAGCTTGTGAAATAGGGGCAGCAGCACCACCGGCACCGGCTGCTGCTTCGGCTACAGAGGGAACAATCTCACCACCAGCAGCGCCGATACCACCCGCTGTAGGGGCACCGGCAGCTAGTTGATAAGCCGCCATTCCACCAGCAGCAACAATAATAGAGCCCACCACTTCAGGAAGATGGTTAGACAACCAACCACTATCCCGTTCCACAGGAGCAAACTGCAGGCTATCAGGCTGCATATTACCCTGTACATCAAACTTAGCGAAGTATTGGCCGTACTTACCACCAGCCTGTTGGGTGTCAAACGGAGGCGTTACAGGCCCCCAGTAGCCACCTTGACCATCAGCCTGTAATCCCTGCACATTGGCGTTGCCATAGGTAGGGGTCATATCTTCCCTACGAACCCCATCAGCAGAACCCATCGGAGCATCGACAGGCTGCAGCGGGCCAATGTTAACCATCTTTTGTGTTAGATACTGGCGAACCTGCTCAGGAGTCATCTGAGCAAAAACTTGACCTGCCTGTTCCGAAGTTTGCGGCATTGTTTTCCTTAACTATAGAGCATGCCACGACCACCCTGTTGTAGAGCAGTCAAGGCAGTTGGTGCGGCACGCCAAGCAGACGAATCCACAGCGTTCTGAAGCGTTGCAGGGTCTGCAGGGGTAGGCATGACCTGTGTAGGTTGCCAAGGCGTTGTAGGCTGCTGTGGCGTAATCATCCCACCAGAAGGACTGGACGGTACGCTACCTGTGTTGGGGTTGTAAACAGGAGTGTTACCAACCTGTTGTCGAATGTCATTCAAAGTCGGAGGTGTCGGCCCAATCTGTGTCGTCGGTTGAGCCACTGGCGCTAAAGGGGAAGGTTCTTGTGCACCCCACTGCCGTTGCTCACGTTGACCATGATTGTTAAAGTGCGCCTGTGCCCACTGTGTAGGGTTCATTCCCATGTTGTTGGCTTGATAGGCCGGAAGCAGATCAGGATACCGATCAAAGTAAGCCTGTGCATCAGCACTCATGAAGTTCCCACCAGCACCAGAACTGTACACTCCCTGTGGAGTCACAGCACCGCCTGCACCAATGTTCCAGTTCTGAACTGTGTTGCCAGTTAACAACCCTTGATTGATGTTACCACCAAGGTTAGCAGGTTGCTGCTGAAGCTGTGCCCATAACTGTGCAGCCTGTTGCTGTGGCGTTCCGGCATTGACATTGTCAGGAGTTAGGCGTGTACCGGCTTCGTCATAGACAATAGGTGTCATCGACTGTGCAGCTTGGATCTGGCTAGCTAAAGCACTAGCCTGACCGAGCGTCATCCGTTCACCCGTAGTCAGGTTGACATAGTAGCCCGACTGAGGCTCGTATTGGATCACACCATCAACGTTAAGTTCACCAGCCATTAGAAGCTACCTCCATCAATTGTCCCTGAACCACTCATGGTGCCATTAAGGGAAGTTACACCAGTCAGGGTGATTGCGTTGTAGGTGACACCACTGGCATCCAGCTTCGAAGCAATCGCAGCAGCAATAGCGTCAAACTCATCATCCAACGCAGTGCCTAGGATCAACTTTGCAGCATTCCCAGTCGTCAAGGCATCCTTAGATGCAAAGTCTACAGTCTTGGTATAGTTACTCATACGGTACTTGTCCTGCCTTTCTTGACAAAGACATCAATTTGTTGTAGAGAGAAGGCTAAGCCGTTAATGGGAACTTGAATACCGATCTGGAACACTCTGCCTGCGCCACTCAGATTCTGACGTAAACCTCTAATAGTAGGCACGCTAGAGCCATATTCTCCAATGGCATACTCTGCACTATTGTACTCAGAGGCTGCGCCCGCACTAGGAAAGCTTGCTTGAGTCTGGTTAGGTAATCCTTCATAATCGGTTCCCCATAGGAAACGAATACGGTATCCAGCCCCACCATATCCCATTAGACGTAAAAACTTCAAGATCAGGAGATTAGTTAAATCCCCCGCGCTTAAGTGGCTGGAGAAATACGACATCTCATATGATGCTGAATCGTCTGTGTAGGTTGTGGAGCTTCGTCCAACACCATTAGAGAACCCAAAAACAAAGTCCCTGTTTAGACGCTGTGTCATTGACAAAGGAGCCAGTGTCCATGTGGTGATCCTAGCTGAACCGTCTTGGAGACGTTGCTTCAGATCAAAACAATAGGACTTCTTCACAGCCGGGAGGCTAAGAAGATAGTAACCGTCTTTCTCGTTGTACCCTGCTTTGATGGCATCGTAGTTGTTTTGCAGGACAACATCATCAATCAAGGCATCCCTGACATTCTTGCTGATATCGTTTATCGGGGCCGACTTTTCGTTGATAACACGCCCAAGCGAACGAACACCAGAATCAGAGAGAAACAGAATATCCGTGCCGATATCAATAACAGTGTCTCTAGCAATGCAGCCTACTCCGTGAATAACGTCCGATAACGTCATCGTTGATGGATCGTCAGCACCATCGTACAAGATGATGGTCTTGTCACAGAAAATCACTAGCTTACCGTTAAAGCTTGCTAATGCAGTGATAGGGCGGACACCTGTGCCGTACACTGTGTTCAGATCTAAAGAGCCAGAAGCACCGCCTGTCCAGGCTTCACCAATCAGTGTATCAGACCACTTAACTGTGATCTTGTCTGTTAGTGTGTCTCCACTCCACAGGCGACCAAAGGCAGCTAAGACAGCATGAGCAGTCTGCACAGTTCCTGTGTAGGCTCCTGCAGCGGTGATCTTGATGCACGATGTACCGTCATACACCAGCGGTGTGTGTCCACGTTGGAAGAAGTAGCACTTGTTATTGAAGTTTACAGCCTTCCACTGAGCAGATGACCAATCTCCAGCGGTATAGATGTTAATAGTAGTGCCAGTTGAATCAACACTATAGATGTAGCCTCCAGGCACAGCAAGGATAAGCTCAGTATCCCCAACAGAATTGATATACTCATGAACCAGAGAAACACCATTAGCCAGAATAGTCCCATCGGATGCAATGAAGCGTTCCCAGCCTTTTCTTGCAGCCAGCCTACCAGAACGGTCAATGACAGCATTCTTAGCCTCTAAACAGAACTTAGGATCAAGCCCCGTAGGGCTATCCTGGGTGTTAAGGCCATAAAAGCCCGGGGCACCAATGTTGATTGGGGCTAGACTGCCTGCCATGTTGTTTCGCCTCCGTAGCGTGCTTCGTCCTGTGCAATGGCATCTCCAAGGGTACGGAGATAGATCTTTTCCTGAATCTCACTAGCCCGCCCAGCATCTTCACCACGCTCGTTGATAGCCTTCAGATAGGCCAACTGAATCACTGGATCTTTAGGAACAAGGAGTGTAGTGCTGTCAGTGGTGAAGTCTGCTTGTGGGTTAATGGTGAAGAAACGGATTGTGTCAGTTGCTGTAGGCAGAGGATTAACACGAATTGTCAAAGAACCTGTAGCCGAGTCCGTACCTACAACATCAAACTCATAAGGCGATGCAGACGCTGCAGTGGTAAGTGACAGAAGATTATTGAGGTAATCATTCTGCATGTACTGTTTCATCTGCCACTTAGAACTCGTGTTATACACCCCTAAGAACTTGGTACGATTACTAGACCCTGTGAGTGTGTAGTTCCGCTGTGCAATCACCATTGACAGGTCAATTGTGGAGCGCAATGCAGACCACTGCCAAGCATCCTCTACTTCTCTCTTAGCCTCATTAACAAAGATACCAATAAGAGTAGAATAAGCAGTGTCCGTAGTAGCAGTGCAAACAGGTTCTCGAAGGCGTTTAAGAACATCATTCACCAGCGTTAAGAATGTAGCCTGAGCCATTACATAATCCTTATGTGTGCGACTATCCAGTCCCAGGTTGCACCGATACCGGCGACAAAGGCAATTAAGGCTGCTACAAGCTTTGCAGCAGTTTTACCTTGCTTCATGACACTCATCAACTCTTCAATGTGCTTAGTCTGTTCTTTGAAGCTTGTTTCTAGAACATCATACCGTTCCGCAAGAAGAGCATATTCAGTAGCCAGTGCAGAGACTTTGTTATCTAACTCCCTAAGCTGGGTTAAGACTTCTCGAAGGAGTTCTTCACTCATAGCCCGTCGTACTCATCACCAGGGACTACAGGCCAGACCATGTTTCCGTTAGGATCATTGGTAGCCTTTGCAATTGCCCAGTTATCTTTGAGAGCTAGGCGATATTCAGCCCAAGCAGTTCGTTTGTTATTGTTTAGGGTGTCTGTGATTTGAGTCCAATCACTAGCCCGCATAGCCTGTCGTACCTTTTCACGACATTCCTTACGAGATACCTGCTCATCCTTTTGCTTTTTGTTCTTAGTGATGCCTGTCTTCTTGTCAACAACATCACCAATTTCTAGTGTGTCATCTTTGACTTCAATGAAGACATTCGGGTTCTCTGCAGCCACCTGTGCAGGCACGTTGGTAAAGGTAACCACAGTCCCACTGGCATCTACGAATGCATATTTCTTAGCCATGTTTTATCCTTACCAACAAGTCACACGAATCCA